TGAGTTTACCTCGATGTCCACCCCAGTGTTCTGTGCGAGAATTGGGAACTTGGTGAAGCCTGTCTCCAACCCAACCACCCCTAGAGTTGCTGAGGGGAGACCGAGGGTCTTGCCTGAATAAATATACTCGTATGTGCTCCTACCAGTAGGAGTCACATTCACTTTGAAATAACCAGTACCTGAGAAGTTAATCTGCATGGTACGGAGCTGTAGCCTACCAATGGTGTCAGACTTCTGGGCATTGTTGACCTGCTGCTTCACCGTGATAGGGCTGAACTTGTAGCGGAAGGTGTACTTCCGTCCGACGATCAGATCACAGTTGGTATAGTCACCAGCGACTGTAGCAGCGCCACCCACAATTGTTACAGGCAATCGGATACCTGCTGTCTGTGGCTGACCTGTAGCTACGATAGCTTCATAGGAACCATCGCTAGGTGTCCATGGAAGTCCTGAGGTATTCAGCACGGTTCTCCCATCGACCAGCGACAGGTGAACTTTGGCTATTGTGAGCTTACGATCCAGATGAATGTTGTACGGTTCATTCGCTCCGATATCTCCGAGAGACACCGAGAGCTTTTCCAGATACACACCATCGGATCTCTGGATTACTAAGATCAGATCATTGAGTACAAAGTCCGCATTTAGGATTTCATCAGATGTAGGGAATACCCACTTTGACCATGAACTCTGTAGCTTCTCCTGACCGTTGAAATAGAACTTGTACACATAGGCTGCATTCCGCTCTGATGTGGACAGGGTGACAAAGAGATCCTCGTTTAAGCAGGGAGTGATCTTGTAGACGTTCTTAGGGACATAGGCCGGCACATGGCTGGTGACTTCGACGGCATCATTGTTCAGGCCGTTGAGATCCTCAGCGAAGTACTCTCGGAACCCAGAGAACTCACCCTTTGGGACTGCGAAGTAGACGTTCTTACCCATACCTACAGGGCTTGCCTGTGGGGTACATTCGAACTCAGTTGCCTGTTTGATCGAGATAGTCTTGGGGGTCAGAAGATCCCCAGAGTCAACCACGAACTGGGTCTGAGCGGAGAACAGCAGGAGCTGCTTGTTAAAGGGTACTGCATGGAGCAGTGAGGATACCTTGGTGTGGCTTGCTGCGACATCAATCGGATCTGAGTCAATCAGCTCAGTCACCGTGGTACGGAAGAAGTTAAAGAACTCGCCAGCCTCAGAGAAGATCACTGACTCGTCTGAGAGAAATCCAAGGCGGTTCCTGTAGAAGAAGATATCGGTGATCTTCTGTCCAACGAAGGATGGATCAGGGTTAGACTCAATCGTCCCCCGTGTCCGGTCAGACCAGCTTGCAGGACCGAATGTAAATGTGCCATCTCCGTTCCTCACCAATGTGTGAGGCATCGAGGCATCGGTAAATCCTAACAGCTCATTCGGCTTGATCGTTTCCTTCCAGGCACCAGATCCACTTGAACTGTATCTCACCCAGAAGTTGTCAAAGCCTGTCTGTTTATCACCAATAACCTCTACGGCAAAATCAGCCACACCTGCATTGGCAGGGAGATCTTGGAACTTCTGAACCTGGTCCTTGATAGCGAGAGCTGCACCATTGTTGAAGCCATCCTCAACACGGATGGTGAAGTCCGAAGTCTTGCTAATGTGGATGACCGAGCCATATCTGGCAAAGGTGTACCCAGCACCGGCCCATGCCACCAGATCATTGTACAACTCAGTGGCGATAAAGTCCGTGGAGATGTTAGCTGTGTGAGACGAAGCGGAACCGTCAGGTGTGGTATAGGCAGCTCTCTCGGTACCATCTAGGATGACCGAGTACTTCTTCCCATAGTTACCCACCTTCACGGTGACCAGTGCCTCAGGATTTCTTGTGGTAGCCCGTGAGGTACTCTGGGCAACACTCACTGTCTTATTCACGAGGAACGTATAGTCAGCCACCGTGACAGCCTTGAAGGATGTGGCAGGTGCTGCGGCGTTCAGGTAAGTCTTTCCAGAAGGGAAGGAGACCGTCTTTTCGTTACCTGCAAGATCGAAGACCTTGAGATCACCATTGGTAATAACCACGACATACCGTTCGTTCTCGTCACGGTTGATCGTGTGGATGTATGCGTTGCCAAGAGACCCGCTGAGGATCTTCTTGAGATGTTTCGTAGGTGGACGTTTCCTCAGCCCCTGAGAAGTAGTGCTCAGGCCGTTCTCTTGCAGTTCAGCTTGTGAAGCTAGGCGAAGGGTGAAGGGCTGCTGAGATATACCATTCACCAGGTTTGGAATGGATGAAGAAATCAGTGCCATAGTTATTCTCGAATAAGGGACCGGAATACAGTCGGGTTGCCGGTCAGGATGTTGTAGTCACCAGTGATGCCCTCAGCCCTCTTCAGGTCGAGCATTGCATCCCGTTCATCCAGTGCAGTGAATTGGTACAGCGCATCTGAGCCTACAGTGCGAGACTGGAAGACCCGTGCTGCTTTGATCGTGACATAGTGACGAGCTGCCTGAGGCAACTCATCGAATGGTAGAAGAACTACCACTTCACACTTCAGAGACTTCGTAAATGTGTAGGAGTGTTCCTTGCGGTTATAGAGACGGGTGCCTCGCTGGGTCACATCGGTCTCTTTGTCATCTCCGAAGGTATCAACCCTGAGAAAGTTCGAGGGGATAACTATTTCACCGGAGACTGACGGTGCAAGGACGTAATCATATTCTGTATTGAAGTGCCAACCCTTGGTCTGAACCTGCCGATTAACTTCGGACAAAGTGGACTGGGCTACAACGGCATCAGCTACTGACGAGATATCCGACAACGAGGAGATGGGCGACTCGCCAATAACAGAAAGAATTGTGTTGATTGCCTCTAGCTCCGTGGTCGGAGTGGTTACAGTAGCCATTGAAATTCCTAGGTGAAAAAATAGGGAGCCTCCTTTCGGAGACCCCCTAAGAGTTACTTCAATTACGCAACAGCGCCGGTAGCCAATTCAATGGCGCACTCAGGACGCAGGATGCCATGACCCATAGCGTACTTAGCAACCATCAGGGTACCCTGGCGGCGAATGTCGTACTCAGATTCCATTGCCAGATCGAGCAGCTTAACAGTGCCGATAGCTTCCTTCTGGAATGCAACACCAACGGTGGTACGAGCATCGACAGCATAGCGAGTCGAAGTACCCGACAGGACACCAGTAGTGATGTTGGTCGAAGGAATGTGGTTGGAAGTTACCAGAGTAACGCCAGCGATACGGAGAACCTTACCGTCAGCGTACACACCAGCACCACCCCAGTCCTTGTTCATGACCTTGGTGGTCTGAGCAAGCAGGTAGTACTGAGCAGGGCGCAGGACAACGTAGCGGTCGTTCTCAGGAACGTCCTTCTCATCGAACTTCTGAGCAGCTTCGAAGATAGCAGCGATCAGAACATCAGCATCAGTACCCATGTTGGCGTTAGTGATGCGGGAACCACCGAAGCCACCAGTAACGGTAGCGGAACCACGAGCAGCCAGAACAGCATTCTGGAGCAGGTGACGGTCAGCGGTGTTAGCCAGCGCCTGACCAATCTTCTCGCTGTAGTTCGCACGAACGTCATAGTGGTTCTTGGCTTCATCGATGTTAGCGATGAAAGTATGTGCGATCAGCAGGTCATCAATGGTGATGATCCGCTCAGCATGGTTCATCGAAGAACCAAGGATTTCGTTACCAGGAGTGTGGTATTCAGCAGCGAAGTTGCCAGTTACAGGGAACTGTGCGCTCTTACCGTTGGAGATGGTACGCACCATGTGCTTGTCCATCATCACGTTCTTCTCTGCGAATGCAGTCAGAACTTCACCGGCAAATACTTTTAGAAACAGTGCGTCTTTATCGACACCACCATTGATGGCACCAAGACGGCTTGGAGTAGCATTAGACATAATATAATCTCGTGAGAGTTGAAGAAAGTTTTTGAGCAACTTCCTCGAACCCAAATCACGGACACAAAGTTGTCTCCCACAGGAGGCTAAGGTTGTGTATTCAGTTCGTAGTGTTGCAACACCACCGCGAAACATCGCAGTGTGGTTGACTTCTTCAAATCACGAGAGATCCGGGGGATTGTTTCTGGTTCCCCCAGAGACCAGTTATCGACGCTCTAGTTCGAGGATATATGTCCCCAGTTGACTAGCGTCACTTTTATCAAAGCAAACCATACCCTGGTGTTCAATTACCCTCAGGGTTGGTTTTGTTGGTAGAGGCTTTTGTTGGGCCATCGTCTGGCACCCCGCCAAAATGACGGCGAAAGAAGCCAGCAGGATCGTCTTCAAGATTGTCTCTTGCATTCTGTGCTGCCTTCTGTTCGTTGTTAGCTTGCCAGACTGAGAGCATGGACAGCAGCTTGTCTATGATTGAGAACAGTGCTGTCCAGCCCATTACTTTTTCCAGTCGGGGAAGAAGGCACCAACCACACCAATGGTAGCTAGGCCAGCGGCAGTAATTGCACTAGCCTGTTCAGGGCTGAGAGCGATACCAGCAGCAGTCAGTAGAGCGAGAATACCTCGCCACGTTGATGTCTCTGAGAGACGATCAAGGATATACCATTTCATCTGTTAGTTTCCTTAGAGAATGTTAGAGCGGCCCAGCTTGGCTTGAACCTTTGCCCGGAATGCTGGGTCAGTCTTGTAGTCAGGATTAGCCATGTCCTTCTGCATCTGAGCGACAGACTCATAGACATCGCTAGACGGGGCTGCGGTACTGCCTTTGAACAGAGTGGGTTCCTGAGGACGAGCTGTGGAGAACCTCTGGTATACACCAGAGACTGCCAGCTTGGCCTGGTTGGGATCACCGGAGTCAATCGCAGCATTGTAAGCGGCGATCTCCTGTGGGCTTAGATTGGCTTTTGCCCAATCCACCATCTCCGAGAATGTTTTATCACCACCGGCAACACTCTTTACCTCGGACTCGTACAAGGCAGCTCGTGCCTTCTGACCTTCTACATACTGGTCAACGATGTTCCGTGGGTAACCAGCCTTCTCCAGCTTCTCATAGCTCTCTGAGGACAGTTCACCCTTCTGGTTGAACTCGGCAGAGAACTCAGAGAGATCCAATCCCTTACGCTGAAGCTCTTCAGCTACCTGCTGCTCTTCAGCATCGGCAGGAGGGGCATCAGCCTTTGGAGCATCCGCAGGTTTACTCTGCTTCTTCTCTAGTTCAGCGTAGGCCTTAGCCAGATCTTCGGGGGACTTGAACTTCTCAGGAAGCCACTCAGGGCGGTCTTCGGTATTCGTGTTGTTGTCTTCAGCATTATCGGAGGGAGGCTGAGATGCTGCTTCAGCCTTTGCCACCATTGCTTCTACATGCTTCGGATCTTCCTCTGGTGCAGTGCTTGGAACAATTACAGTATCGACCATTAGAAATCTTCAATAGTATTGCCAGACGGTAGCACCTTGATGTTACCTTTCTGACTGGGTTTTACAGTAGCCTTCGGTTCAGCTTTGGGGGTCTGAGGGACTACCTCTTCGGTAGTCACCTCAGTTACCTCAGCGGGAACCTCAGCCTTGGGGGGCTGCTTGTGCCGCATTACTCATTCCTTCTTTCATAAGCTGACCACCTTGGTTGATCAGCGGGTTCATCGCTTGCTGCATCATTGCCATCTGCTGCTGCTGTTCCATCTCTGCTGCGACTTCCTCAGGACTCTTAACGAGACCCTTCATGTCGATGCCGAGAGATGAACCAATGCGGGTCAATGCGTCTGACTTGTTAATCTCCGGAGGGAGCTGAGACACCATTGCTGCTGCCTCCAAGAACATGTTGATCTTGGTCAGGTCATTGCCTCGTCCAAGGGCTTCCAGGCCAGTCACGATGACAGGCTGGACGGTACCCTCAGGCAGGGTAGGGAGACGCTTCTGTCTCTCCATCTGGAACATGATGCGCTTGACGAGAGGAAGCTGGAACTCTTGGGAAAGGATCGAGTAGATACCGCCCAGAGCTGCTTCCAGTTCGTTTGCCATGTACCGAATTTCTTCGGCAGTCACCCGTTCCCCACTGCGTTGCACAGCGGAATTGAGGAGGAATGCGAATGACAGACGTTCGTTGATCTGGTTCATCGTCTCCAGTGCGACCCGGAAGTCGTTGTACTTCTGGAGCTGCAAGGCTGTGACATCGGTAGTCACACCATCTACGAACTCCCCGTTGGGAGCCTGAGCCAGATCTTCTTTGGTCGTTACACCATTGGGGTTCACTAGGAACAACACCTTGGCAGCAGCCGCAGATCCTTCTACGATTGACTGTGTGAGTCCCTCCAGGGACTTCAGATCACCAAGGTACTCCTCAACATAGCCACGCCCATAGTTCTCACCGTCGATCTTAGTGAAACGAACGGGAACCCCAGGTGACTTGTCGAGGGGGTATGAGCCTTCGGAGCCAGGGATGTATTGACCCTTGACCTCCTGATAGACCTTCCACTTCTTACCTTCTAGGTAGATATGCGTATACATATCCACGTTATCCTTACCTGCCGCATCTGCCTTTTCGGCTGAGAGCAGTTCTTGGATCTTAGGGTCGAGCGTCTTCACTGAGACGCTTTCTTTGGTAATGATCTCTAGGACATTACCCATGGGGTCACGCCGGACCACGAATCGGTCCATGCGAAAGACTCGGACACCTCCTTCCGGTGGGAGATACACAAGTACGTTACCTGTAACGAGGAGCTGCTTGAGTGCTTCAAAGCCACCAACCCGGATGGCATTGGCCTCGATCTCGCCCATTACAGAACGCTCGATACGGTTGAGACCTTCTTCGACTTTTGCCCTCATCCCTTCCTGCTTGGTCAATTCTTCCAGTGTGAAGTCATCAATAGACAACCGGAAGAACGGAGCATTAGGGGGAAGGAGTGCGAGTAAGAGCTTGGATGCAAGGTTGTTCACACCTCTGGCTCCAATGCCTTGCCACGGGGTGGGAAGACGGGAAGCTGAAGAATGTCCGTCCTTAGGCAGTAGCGAAGGGATGGTCAGTTCAGCGCACTCCCTTGCTCTATCGAGGAAGGTTCTGCGGTCCGTCTCCAGCTTTGCATACATGCCAGAGCACGATTGGTTGTTATCCATCCCTTGCCTCCTTAGGCAGTCGGGATATTCAGGCCAGCACCGTCAGAGCTGCCAGTGTTGGATGCCATGTCGATACGAAGCTTTCTCCGTCCTTGGCTCATACCACCAGGCTTGTTGACCGTGGGGTCTTCACGCTTCAGCTCAGGCACCGGCACAGGAGCTGCTGGTGCGGGAGGTGGAGGAGGCGGAGGTGGTTTGGAAGATGAAAAACACATTAGTATTTCTCCAGAATGTTTTGGGACTGAAGGTCAAATTGGGCCTTCAGGAATCGGACTACCTGGATCTGTCCTTGAATAAATCGAATGCGGTCTGGGGAAACCTCAAAGTCAGGCACCTTATCGGGGTACAATTTCTCCAGCTCAGTAATTAGTTCTTTAGATACAACGGGAAACTTAGTCTTCATGTTCTATCCAATTGAGCAATAAAAGGAATAATGGGGGGATTTCACCCCCATTTGTTACTTGATTGGACAGGCACCCGTGGAACAGTCATCCATCTGGAGTTCATCCAAGCTGTTAGCCTGGTCGATCTCTAGGGGCTGGATGCGTGAGGCATACTCATCGTAGGCCTCCTTGCTGACTACCTCTTGAGGCAGGTACAAGAATCCGAGATCTTTGGCTGTCTTTGTGGGATCAGCACGGAACAGGAAGCTCACACCCACATAGTTATCCCAGTTGTCAAGAAGCCAACTAACGATATCGTCCACTTCATCCACAGAGTAGCTGATGGTGGCAGACACGTTCTGCTGACACCAGTTCTGCATGAGCATCTTGTAACGCTCTAGCTGGCTGACGGCTGACTCGATGTTGACCTCAAGACCATTCACGGTATCGAAGGGTACATCATCCCAGCACACCGGGAAGGTGATCAGGACGGACTCAGGGTCAGTCGGGTTGTCAATCACCCGATAGCCACTGGCACGGCACAGGGGAACCAGAGGATCGTGCTTAGAGAAGTTTACGTTGTTGAAGATGTACTTGCCTAGCGGCTTGTGAACACCCTCAGTGGTGTCCATAATCTTCGATAGTGTCCCACTCGGTTTGACTGTGGTGACGTTCTTTGGGCGCGGTAGCCCAAGCTCGTCAGCCATTGAGTAAGCTCCCGAAGTAGCTGCTCTCTGCAATTCGGTATAGTCATAACTACCCAAGTCTGGTCGCCGCACGATACCCGTAAGGCCCACCCCACAGAGGCGTAGGAACTCGTTGTTGAGATGCCAAGCTTCCTGGAGGATACCATCTCTGAGATCAACACAGGTCTGCCTGTAGTTAGCTCGTGCTGCAAGATGGATTGCCCTTCTGAGACCGGAAGAATCGCCTTTGAATTTCCCAACATCTACCTCTGTCAAATTACAGAAGCTCTTGTTACCGAGCAGGATCTCCGCACATGGGTTGCATCCCTTGAACCACGGAGCACGTTTGATTGCAGTCTGACCGTTAATGAATCCCGGCTCAGATCCACCTGACTCCACCATCAGCTTGAAGATATGTTCTAGCTCTTGACGGAGAGGCTTTGTCTTGAAGAGAAGCGAGTTGTTGCTCTGCGCTCTCTGAATGTTATTGAGCCACCAGTCCTTCTTTGCGACTGCGAACTCCTGCCACTCATCATCGCCATACTCGAAGAGAGCAATCTCAGCAGAACGGCGGGAACTAAGAACAGTGCCAAGCCAGTTAACAATGTCAAGAATATCAATACGGCTGAGCAGGGAGCCAGCACGGCGGTTAAGGATCTTGAAGATGGCCTCATAGGCTTTTGCAATGGCAGCATCGCCAGAAGATATCCAACCATAGCCTTTTAGCCTTTCTCCGGATGGACGTATCTCCGAGAAATCGAGTACAAGTTTACGGGCGGGAAACGGATGAGCGACCAGCTTTCCAATAGACTTCGCCCAGGCTTCTGCGGAATCTCCAACTGAGATAGTCCAGACACCATCTTCGAATGTCTCGACGTTGTTCTCTCGGCCTCCCTTCTCAGTCCGGGTGGATCGAATAATCTCGATGTCCGTGATGGGCTGAGAGAAGCCAGTGAGCTGGCCCACGATAGGACGGAAGCCAACACCGCAGCCCTGAAGCAGGAGCCAAAGGCAATCAACGACATCTTGTACGGTCTCAACATGGGTGAATGAACAATTGAATTGTGAGGCCTCTCGGCTCTGGGCTACGGAGGTACCTCCCAGCCATAGGGTGCGACCTGAGGTCAACACCTTGCGATCCAGCATGAGCTGTCGAAGTTCTTCCAGTTCGTCCCAGAATGGGACTGGGACTTGTCCACCAGCGGCTCGTTCCCAGAGCCAACTCTGGTGGTCGATCACACGGTTTACAGTTTCAGGCCAAGTCTCAAAGACTGTGCCTTCGTTATTCTTTGGGCGGTTATAGGTTCTGCGAGTAATTAGTTGTGCGCGAAGCGATGGGTTAGCGGTTGTCACCATTTCCTTGGATTACGTTACGAGCCTTGCGGCTCTCTAGTTTGAGAAGATTGTGTGTTGCGATGTCTTTGAGAGAGAGGTCGTAGTCATCAGCCACAGCAGCTACATGCCACAACACATCTCCCAGTTCTTTCATGAGGTTCGTCTGAAACTCTGAGTACACCACTCCATCTCGGATTGCTTTTGCCCGGAGTGAAAGAACCTCACCAGCCTCACCGGCAAGGTTCATGATTGCATAGTCCTCATTGGCTGAGGGTAGGCGAAACCGCATCGCCAGCATCTGGTACTCATTTAGGTTCATACAGTTCCTCGTAGTTGTCTCGGATGAACTCAAGGTAATGGATTGCCTTCTCGATATCTTCCAGCTTGTTCTTGTACTGGTGACGGAGGACATACTTCACAATGTTGCCCTCCCAGTAGTTCAGCTCCCAAGCACGGATTATGTCCCACGGCTGGATAGCCTTGAGATAATGATCACCACCAACCTGCTTGGGCTGGTCCAGTTTATTTCCAAAGAAACGCTTTAGTTCAAGATCGTTGGTGTCCATAGGCGTACCTGGTTATTTGCGAAATCGTAGTCCCCATGACGGAGGATACGGGCTACACGAGCTTGGGTCAGAGCTTCCTCTTCCCCGAAGCCAGCCTTGGCATAAGCTGCCACTACCTTGTCCCACATAGGACCATCACCAGAGAGGATCTTCTCGGCTGTCTTTGGTCCCACGCCGGGACATCCAGAGTATCCATCGGTAGTATCCCCGGTGAGTGTCTGGATCATGTGCCAGTAGTCAGCTTCCTCTTCGGTAATCTCAAAGAATTCATCCTTGCCGAAGTTATAGTGACTGCCGGGGATGGTCTTGAGATCCTTGTCCAGAGAGCAGATGATGTATCTCTCGGCATTCTTGCCTGTGGCATTGAGGCCAATCACATCGTCACCCTCTAGGGTAGCTACCTCGCGGATGTCATACTTCTGTGCTGCATAGTCCCGGAGGAAGCGGAGGAGCATAGGCTTCCGAGTACCCACTCGATTGCTCTTGTAGGTGGGGAGAACTATCTTGCGCCAGTTGCTCTTGTCCGAGAAACACAGGACTACCTTGGATGCTTCGGTGGCATCTTGAATGCGGGTGATCAGGCTTTCGAAGAGTGCAATCGCATCGTCTTCGAAACTGTGGAGTGTCCACATTCCTTCACCCCAGTCCACCGGCTGTTCAGCACTGGATGATGCTTGGTATGCCAGGATATCGGCATCTATGAGAGCAACGCGCACACTTTCTCCTTTGGTGTATCGAGCAAGACTCCCCATGATACCGGGAAGAGAACCGCTATCTCGTTGGAGATAAGCTTCGCTACCTCTCGCGTCTCGCGCTGTGTATGTTTGTCTAGTCGCAGTTTGCACATTCGACTCCATGCGTACAGTGTTCCGGTCCAGATCCATTCGGTCATTGTATTCTGAGGCAAAACCATTCGGGCTTGCTCAGGACAGACACCTTCCTCAACCATGTCTTGGTAGGCCAGCCATGCTTCGTTGCAGACACCAACGAGCTGCTGCTTGCACCACTGCTTCCCCTTCCCGGTGAAGACTTCGCTGCTGCTGCCTTGCTTCACATTGTCAGCACGGACACGCCAGTTGGCTGGAATGTAAAACTCTGGAGCAGTGTCAACATACCGGCGGGACACTTCATTCCAAGAGAAGCCAATGGTGTGCTTGACTAGCTGACGGGCTACGAAGATAGGAGCCTTGACCCTGAACTTTACCGAACAGTGAGCAAAGGGAGACCAGTGGTTATGCTTGGCAAGGTAGGTGATGAGGCTCTTGTCCTTCTCAGACAGGATCAGCTCCTCAGGGTCAGCCCATTCACTTTCCTTGTTGAAGGAAACACGAGCAGCATCCACAACATCTAGGTCACTACCCATGTGATCCAAATACACGGCACTGATTTCAGCAATCTTCATGTCAGCCCTTCTTTGTAAGCTTCTGGATATCTTGGAAGTAGGTCATGAGGTGTGGGTTATCCATGAACACACCCAGCAGTCCTGTTGACAGCCTACGGACTACCGCTTCCTCATCTGCACCACCCTCGGCTACACTCATGCAGTACCAGACAGCATGAAGTATCTCATGCAGTACGGTGTCTGCCTCTTCGACAGGGTGCTGCCCGTTCTGGATAGCAATCCTGCACATGGCATGGTGACATCTGCCAAGACAGTCGGTACCGAGTAGGGTGACATCTTCATAAGAGATAATGTAATCTCGGCCCATCACGCGAACGTGGTCAGGCCGCTTTGGCAGCTTCATAGGTACCCTTCTTCTTTCAAGTGAATCAGGCCTTCAGCGGTAACCCGCCATGTTCGTCCAAATTTGAACGGGCCTATCTTTGTTGTAATCAGACCAAGGGAGGCGAGTGCTGCAATCTCCCAGTCATACCGTCTTGCAAAATTTGATTGTAGCAGGATTGTGTGTGCGTAGATCCGGTGAAGGATCTCACTGGTAGTCTTTCGATTCATATCAGTGTGTGTCAGCCCAACTCGTTCCCCACTTAGCCTCACCTGCTAGAGGACATCGGAAACCAAAATGTTCTCCTGCCTGGGTAACACAGTCCGTAGCCAGAGCCATTACGTTTGCAGCAATGTCTTTGGTACGACAGGCAATCTGAACCTCGTCATGAGACCACGCACAAAAGGCATAGTCTCCGTCCCACCCATGCTTGTATCCAAGGGTACTCTGTAGCTGGGCATCAAGCAGGACCAGCCACTTCTTACAGACAATGGCACCGGCAGACTGGAGGAGAGTGTTCAGTGCAGCGTGTGCACTCCTAACATGTAGCTGTCGCCCGTCCAGCCCGACGAGAAAGCCTCGCTTAGAAGCCTCTCGCACAGCCTCGGTAAGTCGTTTGAGTGCTGGCAATGAGCGAAGAAACTTAGTCTTAAGTTCTCGACCGTCACTTGAAGTTCCACCAACGATGGAACCAACTTTGGCGTCTCCTGCTCCGTAGAGGAATCCATAGATGAATGTCTTTGCCTGTGCTCTGGTTGATAATCCTGCTGCCTTCTGGTTCTCCGTATGGATGTCACCATTGAGCAGCACCTCGCCATACTTCCCACCATCATACTTCGCCATGTAGTGGGCTAGGCATCTCAGCTCTAGTCCGGAAGCATCAGCACCAACCAGAGTCCAGCCATCAGGAACAGTAAAAAGCTCACGGCAATCTCTTCCGTAGGCCGATCCTGAAGAAGGGACTTGAGAGATGTTAGGGTAAGAGTGAGTAGCCCTACCAGTAACAGCACCATTGGGATTAACACTCCCATGAATCCTCCCCTGCTTTTCGCATTTCATCCATGCCTGTCCTCCCTCGAACAACTGGGAGATACGCTTCTGGACTGTCAGATACTCAGTCAGGAGTTTGCATGGGGGATAATCAAGTTCACCTAGGATAACTTCATCCACCTGTGGCTTGCCACCTTCGGTGAACACCGTTGGCTTCCACCCATACAGAGTGGTTAGCCTGTCTGCTATGTGATCCCGTGAGGAGGGGTTGAACTCAATGGTCTTGCTCCTCTCTACCGGCACACCCTTGGTGTACCCTCTGGTCTTGTTGTTGACCTTAGGCA